CAGTCCGTCATAAGAAGAGTAACCGTCTAGAAGATTTATTAGCTGCTATGGAGCAGGCTTATACCAACGTTCAGGGCTCTACTTCATACAAGATTTTGCGTAAGGAGTACCAGGCCGATTTTGTTCGCGTGCTGGAAATAACTCATGGTAAGAACGGTTTTCACCCCCACTATCACATTGCGATTATTCATCGCCCGGGCTTTGATTTTGACATTTTGCGAGCCGACATGGAAAGAACGTGGTTAGCCCACATTGAGAAACAGGGTCTTCTTGCTCCTATTGCAGATAAGGCAGTGCACATTGTCGAGAACGCTACCGACGATCAGCGCGCGTGGTATTTAACGAAGGCTTGCGGTATGTCTTCTCTTGAGATTACCAACGGACGCAATAAGTCCGCTAAAGGCGATAATCTGGGCATTTGGCAGGTTCATGGTTTAGCCGTATTGGGTGATCTGGACTCTAAATACGTCTGGCACGCCTACGAGAAGGCGATCTTTAAGAAGAGGTTATTTACCATGTCTAAGGGCATGAGTGAGAAGTACGGTGTTCTCTGGCAGTCCGACGCTGATCTTGCCTCTGATGAGGTACTAGACCTCTCTGCGCTACCTCCAGAAATAGCCGATAATCTACAGATTGTGTCTCCATCGGTTAAATTTGTTGGCGCATTATCTCCTTATACATGGAAGAAAATTTGTGAGTCTCGTCTTAATGGTGCGCTCTATGATTTGCTCAGAACTGAGGCTCCCGATATTGGGGGGTGGCTAGTTGAACAGGGAATTAGTGGTAATTTTTTTACTCCGCAGGAAATGTCGCTTAGGTTTGACTTTCGCGCCGATCTCCTAAGATGCCTTCAAGAGACTGACCCGTACCTTTACCCGGCAGAGTTTGATTATTACGAGACTCAGCTGCAACTGGCAGAATGTTTCGAGCAAGCCCAATTAACTCTAGATCGCTGTAAGGCGTTTGATCTTGAGAGTGCTAGCCACTAGAGATAAACCTAATGTCTAGGGTTTTCCCCTCTAGGCTTCCCTTTGTTGCTCGTGATAGTCCAGTTACTCCGATGATTGGTTCAATCCAAAGGTTGGGTTATCTGGCTTAGGGCTACAAAGTAAGAGAGACCCCTTCCGCGCGACGCGCGGGGGGGTCTTTCGCTTTGTGCCCTCTAGGTAATACACTGATACTACCAAGAACACCGATTAGCGGTTCTTGCTAATGAAGGGCACGAAGATGGGTCTAACCCTGCAAGGCACGATTGTTGATGTGGAGCGTGGCGAATTTGAGGACGCAACCACGAAAGCCAAGAAGGTTTTCTACGCTTGGTATCTCGCTAACCCTGATAAGAAGGGTGCGCCACTTCGTTTCGGCGTTCAAGAGGCTGACTATCACTCTGCTAAGGCTGGTGATGAAGTCTCCTTCACTCCTACTATCTCTCTTTCAGAGTTCCCCGGGCGCAAGGTCGGGCTTAATCTGAAAGTTCTCTCTGACGTCGTAGTTATTAGCGACTAATGCTGAAAGATGCGCAGGCACTCCTTTTTCGTAATACTGACCTTCACGTCGGGCAACTTATTGCCCTAGATGTGACTGTTAATCAGTTGCTCGACGATGTGTGCCTGCGCTCTTCCTCAGAATGGACTAATGCGGATTTTTACGAAGCCGCTAAATGTCTCTGGATTTTGAGGGTTACAGCTGCCGAGATATCTAATTCTTTCGCTCAATTTGTTCGGCTTCAAGTTTCACCTACGCCACCTGCTCTTGTTAGTCGCTTCTGATGTTCCCGGGTAGCACTGTTGATCAGGATTGCTTACTCATCATTGTGTTTTTACTTTCCGCTCAACTCGTTTTAACTTGGTTAAAGCGATGATTGCTGATCTGTCTGTTTCTGTGTTCTGTCGTAAGTGCCTTCAAGGTTCTAGCAAGATCGTTAGCGTTCCAGATTTTCAGCCTTCTTGGTTTAAGCATTGTGATCATGTTCCATCTGAGGTAACGGTGGTGTGTTTTGAGCGCGTATGACTACGGTCTTCCTCTATTCACTGCTTACTTCGCTCTTGTTGTTCCAGTACTCACTTTTAATTTTGCACTTCGCATGATTCAGAATCTTTTTGTGAGTGATCTCTAATGCAACCTATAGCGATTTATTTCCTTATTTGGGGTTCTATCGCAGGTGTGATTCTGCATTTTTTAGATCGGTTCGGTAAGAAATAAATGTTGCTCACACCGGGTAATACTGAGAAGGGGAGGGGGTGATTTTATGAAGAATGTCCTTAATGCGTTGAAGTCTCGCAAGGTCACTATCCCATTCGCTTCGGCTCTGATCGTTGTAGGTGGTACAAGTGCTTTCGCTACTGCTGACCCATTGGCGTATGACCCAACCTCACTTTTTGCTGAGGTTACTACTTGGCTTACGTCGGTACTGATTCCTGTAGCCGTTGGGCTCATGGTTCTCGGTATCACCGTACGTATCGCCTTCAAGATGGTTCGCAAGTTTGCTAACCGCGTTGGCTAATTAACCCCTAGACAGGAGAAGAGAAGTGAAGATATCTAAAACAGTCGTACCGATCGTCTTAGCGATCGTTGCTTCTTTTCTCCTGCCTGTTTCGGTAGCAAGTGCCACTGTTGCGAATGTGTATTCATGTACGACTGGTGATACTAATGGTGGCGGTTCACTTGCTGTCTGCACTCATACTGTTACTTCTACTTATTCGGCTTCTGGTGTCTCTTCTCTTCCGGTTGCGTATGAGATTGTTGGCGGTGGCGGTTCAGGTGGTGTTCCAAATAATGCTGGCTCTGGCGGTGGCGGTGCTGGTTGGGTTCAGTCTTCCTCTGCTACTTTGTCTTCAGGCTCTTATCCTGTTGTGGTCGGTGCTGGCGGTGCTGTTAGTACTGGTTCTTATTCTGCAAGTTATACGGGTGGTAATTCATCGTTTAACGGTGCAATCTCTTACGGTGGCGGTCGTGGTGGTATGCCTGGTGTTACGGGTTATGTAGCTGGCGGTAACGGTGGCACTGGTGGCGGTGGCGGTGCATCTGCTGGTGCTGGTGGTACTGGTTCTCAAGGTTGCTCTCCTTATAATGCTGGTGCTTCTGGTGGCTCTGGCGGTGGCGGTGCGGGCGGTTGTGTTTCCTCTGGTTACGGTGGCGGTTCGGGGGTTTCTATCTGGACGGTTAGCGGTACTGCTTACGTTAGCAACGGTGGTGCGGGCAATAATCCAACTCAAACTAATGCTGTGAATTACGGCTCTGGCGGTTCTTCTGGTGGTTCGGGTATGAGTGGTGAAGTTATTGTTCGTTATACGGGTACTACTGTTCTTACTTCTGGCGGTTCTATTGCGAATGATGGAACGTACACCTATGACACCTTTACTAGTGGTTCATCTAGTTTTGTGATTTTGGGTTTATCGTGTACCTCTGGTGATACCTTGTCGGGCTCTACTTGTACCCATTCTGTTATTACGACTTACGCGGGTACGTTGATTACTACTGCCCCCATTACTTCTACAACTACCTACACCTGTCCAACTGGTTATAGTGCGTCGGGGTCTGGTACTTCTACGATCTGCACTACTACTAATACGACTTACCCTGCGTCTAAGTCTTACACCTGTGCAACTGGCACACTTTTTGCCACTATTAGCGACCCGACTGGTTACCAGTGTTTGACGGCGGGATCTTCTGTCTCTGCAACTGCATCATTTGTTTTTTCATGTTTAGCTGGGGATTCACTTAACTCTCTTACGGGTGTATGCACTACTACCGCGTCAAGTATTCCCGCCACTGCAACTTCCGTTTATACCTGTGCCAGTGGCACTGTTTCTGGTTCTACCTGCATTATTTCCGCTACGTCTTACCCTGCCACCCCTAGCGTCACTTACACCTGTCCTACTGGTGGCGGTGATCTATATGGACACCCAACCTCTGGTACAACTTGTATTACTGCGGGTACTACTACTCAGAACGCGACCGTTACTACTACTTACTCTTGTCCTTCCGGTGGCATTGTTACTAGCGTCGGCGGTTCGTATTATTCGTGTGCTGTTGCGCCTCCTTCTAATTACGCGCCTACTGCCAAGAGTACGTATTCGTGCACTTATCCTGCTTTTCTTAATTCGGCTACTACTTGCCTTATGTTTTCTTCTACCATTCCTGCGACGGTTACTACTACTTACTCTTGTCCTTTAACGGGCTCTAGTTTGTCTGCGGGTCCTTACTATTCCTGTACCTATCCTCTTACCTACAATAATTACGCCCCTACCGCTATTACTACGGGTTCGTGCGCTGTCGGTGTCTATACTGGCGGTACTTCTTGTACTACTGCCTCTACTTCTTATACGGCTACTATCCTTACTACTTATTCCTGTTCTACGATCACTGATGCGCTTTCTGGTTCTACTTGTTCTCATGGTGCATCGTCTTACTCTGCTACCTATACGACTACTTACTCGTGTACGGGTAATGCTGTTCTGTTCGGTGGTAATTGCTTGCTCGCTTCTAATACTTACCCTGAGATTTCTACCGTTACGTATTCTTGCGGCCCGGGCTACGGGCAATTATTGGGCTCTACTTGTGTGCAACCTCCGACCTATTCTCTAGTTACTACGGTATTTTCTTGTAATTCTGGCGATACTCTGAGTGTTCAAGTGTGCCTCCTAGCTACTCTGACAACTTCGTACGTCCTTTTGTATTCGGGCGTGTGTGCTTCGTCCTTCTCTCTTAATACCTCTACGGGTGCGTGTAACTTGGTTGTAGGGGGAACTTCTAGCACTACGGTCGGTCAATATATTTGCTATTTGGTTGCCTCTTCTACTGCTGTAACCACGAGTTATTTCTCTAACTACGATGCTACGTCGGCTGATGGTCTAGGGTCTTATACAACGTGCCAACTTTCTACGCTTTCTTCCTCTGTTATTAACTCTGGGGTCTTTATCTGTAACTCCCAGGATTATTCGTCTTTGGTGTCTTTTACTTATACCGCTACTACCGATCTCACCTCTACTTCTGGTAACGCATATATCTGGTGTGTGTATTCGGGTGATGCTCCTTATGACGCTACGGTTGATAACGTCTATATCTATGCTCCACCTACGACGGGGGATATAGATCCCTGCGCTGGTGTTATTGGTGATTGGCTTGTTTATCTCTCGTGCGTATTGGCGTCCTCATGATGCATCGTTACGCGCTTGCTCTTCGCTCTTGGGGTATAGGGGCGTCAGAGCCCCTATTTCAGATTCCTGTTATTAAATCTAAGCCCGCTACGTTTCGGTATATTTCCCGATCTCATACACCCCGCCCCTTCCGCTTCCTCTCCAGCGTCCTGGCTCTTTTCTTTGTTCTTGCTCTTGCGCCTTTTGGTGTCTCTTCTGCTTCTGCTACTACTTGCACTTCTTCTGCCTATACGAATCCCTGGGTTCAGACTTCCTCTACTACTACGCAAGATATGAACTTTAGCGAATGGGCAGGAGTGAACAGTATTCCTACCTCCTGCCTTAATTTTGCCCGCGCGGTCTTTACCTCTGTGCTGGTAGCCCATCACGCTAAAGAGACCGCTGTATCCACTAATGCATTTGCTACTAAATTGACTGCGTGTATGAAAGGTCAGAGCGCATCTATCTGGTCTCCCTCTAGCTATCTCAACTGGACGCGATGCACTCTTACGGTCTCTTTTATCCCTTCTACTACTGTGCTAGGTCAAGATTTCGACGTTGTGAAGTCTGCGATTAACTCTCATGTTCCTTTGGCATATGTCTCTGTCGTAACGTCCTTTCTCTATAACGTTTCTAATAATTTCGGTTCGGCTTCCTGTTCTGCTTCTTCTCTCGATTTTTCCTTCGCTCAGCCAAGTCAACTGAAACAACCTCCGATAGATATCGCTCTACCTTGTAACCCGCCTGCCGCTATTCATGCTTTGCGTTATCTCATGGTGTTAGGCGTTTGGGCGATGGTGATCTGGTTTATTTATGCCCAGGTTATGAAGTTCTTAAGCGATGTGACCTCGTGATAATTGAGGCGGTTATCGGGTGGTTTTTTAGCGTTGTCTCTAACGCCATTTCTTTGCTTCCCACCGTCGGTACTCAACTTACGAATATACCTAAAATTGCCCTGACTTTTCTTAAGTATGCGGGGGTGATGAATGGTTACGCCCCTGTTGCTGAAACTGGGGTTGCCTTTCTAGTCATGCTTGGAGTTTGGCTTTCTCTGATCGCTGTTCGTGTCATCATCTCTGCATTTAACTTAGTCACCAAAATTATTCCTTAAGGGGGAATTATGAATAAGGAAGAACTTGAAGATTTAACTCCTGTCGATCTTGCATTGGCGTTGCCCTGGCTCACACTCGCAATTCTCACTTGTACTGCAACTGTTAAGGGCACGAACCTTGCTCGTCTAGTTCAAGATATTTTAGTTGAATACGTGGAGGTCGTACTTAATGATTGAGGGAGCAGTCGGGTATCCGGGCGCAGGCAAGACGTACTACGCCATTCACCGGGCTAAGAAGGAATTAAAGAAGGGCAGAGCGGTTTATGCCAACTTTGCTATTGACGGCACGATCATGATTACGCCTCAGACTATGTTTAAGATTGAGCCCGGCGCGTTCGTGATTTTAGACGAGGCACAACTCTGGTTTGGCTCTCGCGGTTGGAAAGATTTTGGCGATGACATGACTGCCTTCTTTAGCCAGACTCGCAAGGTCGGTTATACCTTGCTTTGGATTTCTCAGGATTTATCTACCGTTGATAAAATCATCAGAGATCGTACCCATCTCATTCATCAGCTGCGTCCGTGGCTAACTGGATTCTTTGGTCACCCGCTCTTTTTCACTTGTCAGACCTATTACGGTGCTAAGAATCTCGGCAAGAAGGCGCACTCGGCGTCTAATTCAATTATCTGGTTTAAGCAGGTTACTGCTGACTCCTATGACACTAATGAAATTCTTTTAACTCGGAAGGACGCCTCTAAATGAAGCCTCTAAAGTCTCATAATGCTGGCACGCTGATCGGTTTTCTATCCTGTATGGGTCTGGCTTTGGGGCTTGCCTTCGGCGTTGTTAAGTCCGCGCATCTAGGTCTATTTCCTGCCATTCTTTCTTTCTTAGCCGTTTTAGCCTTCCAGTGGTTTATCTTCAAGGCTGGTAAGGGCTCTTCATGGTCTAAGGCTGAGGCGTGGGCGCAAGCCAACGTAGATATTGCTCTTGAGGTCTCTAACATTGCCCGGGCAGAGGCTCAGTCGCTCTCTAACGCCTACGCCACTGCTATCTCTCTCTCTAACGCCACAGCGCAGAATCAGACCGTTATACAGTTGGCAGGAGGCTCTGTGTTACCATTATTAAGCCAAGAAGATACCTCCTCTAATAAGGAGATCGCCCAAGAGGTTTTTCTCGGTCAAATGAGCGATTACTCAGATATTTTAAGCAAGGTTCAAGTCAAGATAGGGGCGCAAGATGAAGCCAGACATGAAGACAGCCCTACAGTGGCAGTGGGAGAACTCAACGCGCAAGAGTCAAGCCCTGTGTGGGCGAGTCCCGATTGCTAAGAACGGGTACATATCTCTTTTCTCTTCGCCTACTAATCCAATTATCTCTGGGCTTATGCGTTGTTCTAGTCCTAGCACCTGTGTTGTTTGCTCTAGCCGTATCGCTAAGGCTCGCGGGGTCTGGTTATCCCAAGTATTTTCTAATGCTAAGACGCAGGGCTATCAGGTCTCTATGCTTACCCTTA